TTTATGTTTTATTATGCAGGATTGGCTTAGAGATTATAGTGGAATTTGTGAGTTACAAGGAAGACCTCTAGTTCCCATACTCGAATTAATATACCAAATATATGATGGCCAATACACAGAAGCAGACGCAATCGCACAGTTCCGGTGCCAGGGCCAAGCAGATTATAACACCAGTCAAAAACTCTGGAAGGAAATCATCAAGTTCTACGGCCTCCCTGTCGCCTATCGACGTTGGGTTCTCAGGGTCATGCCCTTCCCATCAGCCGCACATTTTGAATACCTCTATTTTGGCAGAAGAGTCGACAGGCGTTGTAAGTGGCGCACAGTCGGCAACAGTGGACTCAGTGTTGCAATTAATATTGCAAAAGTTAAACCAGCTCGAATGCAACCAGAAGAAGTTCGAAGAGCATTTGATGCAATTGCAGTCCAACATTCACAGCCAATTGCCGAGGCAACAATGCAAGCGTTGTTGTCCTATAAACGCACAGGGGAGTTCGATGTTAACGAATCCGGACGATGGTTTAGTTACAAAGGCAAAGAAACGCAGGGCCAGGAGAACAAAAAAGAAAAGCACCGTAGTGCGACCACAAGAAGTGGAGCAAACGCAGCAAGGCACAATATCCATAGATTTGCCAAGTGGATCCAAGGTGAAAACGATATCGACGGTAAATTCCATATCCGTAAGGTCTGGGACAAATCAAGACCACAGTTTAGAGACGCAGTCTCCAAGATTGTCGGACAGGATTACATTACTGCATGGTTGTCTGAGACAGAAAGAACAGACGCAGCAACATGAAGTATTGTTAACCTCTGATTTGCAACCGGACGTCATGGCCCCGGTGGCCAGTGTGTCCCCATGGCACCCTGTTTTAAATCCCTCCACTGCTATGCATAATATATACCCAGAGGTGGTGGTTACACCTCAAGAATCTCGTCACGATGCAGAGTCAGGTGACATACCCAGACAGCAATCCCAACTGGTGGCGAGCACATATCATCCAGTGATATGTGAACATATTAATCCTTTATATTCATATCATCCAATTTTTAATCCAATAGATTCAAATTATATACATCGTAATTTCGCTGTTGTTTCAGACGCAACGTACGTAGTTCCTATAGATAGTATAGTAGTTGCACCAGAAACAACGGTTCGATTTACGACTTTTAAAAATTTTCTTAGTAAAAATTTTAATAGATTCAAAAAGGCAAAGCCAACACTCAGTAGTGATGAATATCCCGATTTACGTTGGGTAGATGATGAAAAGGGCGATGAAGTTAAGAAAGCTTCCAAGATCTTCAGTGTAAGACCAGAAATGGGTGGCCCAAGTCAACTACAAGCATTAAACTATGGCAAGGATGAAGAGAGACCGAGGAAAATCTTTGAAAATATGGACGCGGCGGAAAGAACTGGTCTACTATTTGTGGATCGTGAATTGTACGCCCACCTTAAGATGCATGCTATGGTTTTGGGGGTTAGCGCAAATACCTACCCCCTGCTACAACGTGAAGCGGTTAAGTTCTTACGCAAATATCGTATCGATGCATATGATCCTAATGATGTCAATGATGTCATAAATTGGACAGTAGCATATGCAATACAGCCTACACAGAGCGAATTAGATAGCATCAAAATGTTGTCGAAACGGAAAATTTTCGCGAAAGTTAACAAAGTGTCAGCCTTTAAAAGATCGGGCGTCTCAAGCCAATCAAGATTCTTTGGTTTGTTTAAGACACCTCTGAGCTTTAATAAGGAAATTTAGGAACTCGGTCTTCCGGCCGTTTGTATGTATAGGTACTTCTCTAATTATCAG